GACCGAAGGCCTCGATCTCGGGTTTGACGGTGCTCAGGACATCTTGCGTGCGTGGCGCCGAGGCATGCGGCCCGATGCAGACCTCACTGTGTCTGAATGGGCGGACAAGCATCGTTGGCTGTCGTCACGGGCGGCAGCAGAACCCGGTCGGTATCGCACGGCGCGCGCGCCTTATCTGCGCGAGATCATGGATGCGCTGTCACCAAAACACCCGGCGCAGCGGATCAGCTTCATGAAGGCCGCGCAGGTCGGGGCGACGGAAGCGGGCAACAACTGGATCGGCTTTGTCATACATCATGCCCCTGGGCCGATGCTGGCCGTGCTGCCGACGGTCGAGATGGCAAAGCGCACCTCACGCGGGCGGATTGATCCGCTCATCGAGGATAGCCCGGCGCTGAAGGAGCGCGTCCAGCCGGCACGCTCACGTGATGCGGGCAATTCGATGCTGTCGAAGGAGTTCCCCGGCGGCATTCTGGTCCTGACCGGGGCCAATTCTGCCACCGGCCTGCGGTCGATGCCCGCGCGCTACGTCTTTCTGGATGAGGTCGATGCCTATCCGGCATCGGCCGACGAGGAAGGCGATCCGGTCACGCTGGCTGAAGCGCGCACCACCACCTTTGCGCATCGGCGCAAGGTGTTTATGGTCTCGACCCCGACCATCCGCGGGCTGTCGCGCATCGAGCGAGAGTTCGAGGCCAGCGATCAGCGGCGGTATTTCTTGCCCTGCCCGCATTGCGGTCATATGCAATGGCTGCAGTTCGAGCGGCTGCGCTGGGACAAAGGACGGCCCGAAACCGCGGCATATGCCTGCGAGAGCTGCGAGCGCCAGATCGCCGAGCACCACAAGACGGACATGCTGGCGCGGGGCGAATGGCGGGCGACGGCGCTGTCGGACAACCCCACGTCCATTGGATTCCACCTCTCGGCCCTCTATTCACCGATTGGCTGGAAAAGCTGGGAGCAGATCGCGCGGGACTGGCTGGCGGCCCAGGGCTCGGACGAGATGCTGCGCGCGGCGCGCAACACGCTCCTCGGCGAGACATGGGTTGAAAGCGGAGACGCACCCGAATGGCAGCGGCTGGCGGATCGGCGTGAGGTTTTCGCCGCGCAGGTGCCCATGGGTGGTCTGTTCCTCACAGCCGGAGCCGACGTCCAGAAAGACCGCATCGAAGTCGATGTTTGGGCCTGGGGCCGCGGTCTGGAAAGCTGGCTGGTTGACCACATCGTGCTTCCGGGCGGCCCTGGTGATCCCGCCTGCTGGCAAGCACTGACAGAGCTGCTCGGTCAAACCTGGGTGCATGAGAACGGCGCAGTGATGCCGCTTGCCAAGCTGGCCATCGACACCGGGTATGAAACCGCCGCGGTCTACGCATGGGCGCGGCCGCAGGGGATGTCGCAGGTGGCACCTGTCAAAGGCTTGGAAGGGTTCAACAGGGCCACGCCTGTTTCGGGTCCAACCTTCGTCGATGCGACAGTGAACGGGCGCAAGCTCAAGCGCGGGGCACGCCTTTGGACGGTGGCGACTGCCACCTTCAAGGCGGAAACGTATCGCTATCTGCGGATCGAACGGCCATCGGATGAAGATCGCGCGCTGGGCGCGCCCAATCCAGCGGGCATGATCCACCTGCCCGACTGGTCGGACAGCGAATGGCTGAAGCAGCTGGTGGCCGAGCAACTGGTCACCATCCGCGACAGGCGCGGTTACGCCCGCCAGGAATGGCAAAAGATGCGCGAACGGAATGAGGCGCTGGACACACGGGTCTATGCCCGGGCCGCCGCCTGGATCCTCGGCGCCGACCGTTTTGACGAGCGCATGTGGCGGCAGCTCGAAAAGCAGGCCGGTGTGGAAACGACTGTCCAAGCACAGGGTACCGAACCCGAGAAACCGTCCGAACCACAAGCCGGGCGGATCACCGCCCCACGGCGGCGTGGCTGGAAGATCAGCACGCCAAAATACATGGAATGAATGATGACCCTCGACGAGCTGAAACTCCGCCACAGCGCCCTTCTGGCCGCGCGTTACAGCGGCACGCGGTCGGTCAGCTATGATGGCAAGACCGTGAACTACGGGACCGACGCCGAGCTTGCCGCAGCGATCGGTGATGTCGAACGGCGCATTGCGAAACTCGAACGCGGCGCTGGGCGCATCCTGCGTCCCTTTGCAGTGAAAGACCTGTGATGAACTGGCGGCAGCGCCTCGGCGCCTTCATCGGCGGGTTTGATGCGGGACAGCATCATCGGCGGCTACGCGGGTTCCACGCGACCCGCGCACATGTGAATGCGCTGATCGCAGCATCAGGCCCTGACATCACCGCCCGCGCACGCTGGCTCGTGCGCAACAACGGATATGCCGTGAATGCGGTCGAAAGCTGGGCGGCGAATACCGTGGGTGACGGGATCAAACCGATCTCGAAGCTGGCGGATGCGGCCCAAAAGGAAGAGCTGCAGCGGCTCTGGCTTGCCTGGACGGATGAGGCTGACGCCGAGGGGCTGACGGACTTCTACGGGCTGCAGCGCAGGGCGGCGCGCGAGGTGTTTCTGGCGGGTGAGGTCTTTGTCCGGATCCGGCCACGGCGGGTGGAGGACGGACTGACGGTGCCACTTCAACTGCAGATGCTGCCCTCGGAGATGCTGCCGCTGCATGAGACAGGCGTGGCTCAGAATGGAAACGCGATACGCCAGGGGATCGAGTTCGATCGGATCGGGCGACGCGTCGCCTATCACTTCTTCCGCCGCCACCCGGGCGACAGCACTGATCCGGGCCTCTCGGGTGAAATTGCCCGCGTGCCTGCCTCAGAGGTAATCCACGTGATCGACCCAGTCGAAGGTGGCCAGCTGCGCGGCGTGTCAAAACTGGCCCCAGCGATCGTAAAGCTCTTTTTGCTCGATCAGTATGATGATGCCGAACTCGACCGGAAGAAGGTCGCGGCGATGTATGCAATGTTCGTGACATCGCCCGCCCCGGAGAACCCGCTCGCCCCCTTGGACGACGAGGAAATGCCCGTAGGCGTGGAGATCAGCCCGGGCCAGATCGTGCGGCTGGACCCCGGCGAGGATGTGACGGTCGGTCAACCCGCCGATAGCGGGGCAACCTATGAGCCGTTTCAGTACCGGACGCTGCTACAAATCTCGGCAGCGCTGGGCATCCCCTATCCCTATCTCGCCAATGACATGGTGAAGGGAAACTTCTCGAACTCGCGCCTTGCGCTGATCGAGTTCCGCCGCCGCGTATCAGCCTGGCAGCATTCGGTGATGGTCTATCAGCTCTGCCGTCCGGTCTACGCGCGCTGGCTGGATCTCGCGGTGCTGTCTGGCACGCTACCCCTGTCCGGTTACGAGGCCGAACGTTCGCGCATGCTGGCCGCGGATTGGCTCCCCACGAAATGGGACTGGGTCGATCCGCTGAAAGACGCCAATGCCGAGATCGCCCAGATCGAGGCCGGGCTGAAATCTCGCACTCAGGCCATCGCCGAGCGCGGCTACGACGCCGAGCAGGTTGATCGGGAGATTGCCGCGGAGAGGGAACGCGAGCGTGCGCTGGGCCTTGATTTCCGCCGGCCGGGCTCGCCCGCGCAGGGCGTCCAGGCCGTACCGACCAGGGGAGAACAACCAGACACCGACGATGAAGCTGATGATGCGGAAGATCTCCCCCGCGCTGATGAGGACCAACCCTGATGCTCCATGCACGGATTGCCGCGCGCGCGTTCAATACGCCGCTGCTGGTCGAACCCTCCAAGGCCATGGCGTTCCTGTCAGGGCTTGGGCCGCGCATCCTCGGACGGCGCGTCGATGTGGCGGATAGTGACGAGGCACCAGCTGGTACCTCCGCACTGCCAACCCGCGCGAGTATTCTCGCCGGAAGGCTGGCGGAACGCATCCAGCACAATGGAGACGCGCCCTACCCGATCGTCGATGGGATCGCCGTGATCGAGATTTCCGGTGTGCTGATCCATCGCGGATCCTGGATCGGACAATCCTCGGGCCAGACCAGTTATGAGGGGATCGCGGCGCAGATCGAGGCAGCGGCCAAGGATCCCAGCGTGCGCGGCCTTGCATTGGAAATCGACAGCTTTGGCGGTGAAGTGGCGGGTGTCTTTGACCTGGCAGATCAGATCCGCGCCGTCCGGGCTACCAAACCTGTCTGGGCTTTCGTGGCCGAGCACGCGTTCTCGGCAGGCTATGCTCTGGCTTCCCAAGCCGACCGCATCCTTCTGCCGCGCACCGGTTCCGTGGGCAGCATCGGGGTTGTGGTCATGCATGCCGATCTGAGCGGCCAGCTGGATCAGGACGGCGTGCGGGTCACGCTGATCCATTCCGGCCAGCACAAGGTCGACGGCAACCCCTACGAGCCGCTGCCCGAAGCGGTCCGGGATGATATCCAGCGCGAGATCGATGTGCTGCGGTTTCTCTTCGCCGAGACTGTCGCCGCGGGCCGCGCTGGGCGGCTTAGCCAGGAAGCTGCGCTGGCGACCGAGGCTGCGACCTTCCGCGGGACCGATGCCGTCGCCGCAGGCCTTGCCGATGAAGTCACAGATCTGGCGCGCGGTTTTGCCGGCTTTGGCAAGATGCTGTCCAGCCCTCCACCACTCTCATCCATGCGCGCGCGACGCGCATCCCTTCCTCAGCCCAAACAGGAGGCACTCATGGCCCAACCGAACCAGCACGACGACAGCCCGCAGGACGCCGAAGCTGATGTGACGAACACTACCGAAAGCGAAAACGATGCCGCCGTTCCGCCGCCAGCCACGCCAGCCGAGGCCCCCGAAGCATCTCGGCGGCCTGTCTCGGCGGCTCCTGCTCCCAGCAATCTGGCAGACCTCTCGGTCGAGTTGCGCGAGGCGGCAGCGGAAATCGCCGAGATCGCGGCGCAAGCGGGCCGGCTCGGCATCACGATCGATGCAGCGAAGGCGCTGCGCGAGGGCACAGCACCGGAGG